TCATTAGTGACCACTCTACCGACTGTGGGTGAATGATACGCGGTATCATACCAGTTTTTTGTAAGTGCTTGCACAAATTTGTAAATCAAATAATATTATATATATACACTAAGTCGGATAAGACATGGAATACATACGATATTACCGAATAATATGCCTGAAGAGAAGCACAACAAAGATGAAAGGAGGTTATTTTAGATGGGATGAACCCGTATATTGGCGTACAAATCGGGCAGGATATACAAAAGACCCTTCCATGGCAGGGATTTACAGTGGATCAGATATAGAAGATTGTGCAGGATGTAGAGGAGATTGGGTTTTAGAGCCATTATCTGACAAAGAAAGAAGAGAAGCGAATGGTTTACCTCCATTAACAGGCCTAGAACCTTTTGAAATGCCGAGGCGATACTAATGCCGCATCTAATATCAGCAACATTGACAGAGGAAGCATACAAAGTATATTGCAGATGGAAAGAAACCAGAAGTGCAAGTGCGAAAATTAGCATGGCTATGTCTGAATTGGATCAGATACAGGAATTAAATGCAGCATTGATAACACAATTAAACATCCATAAGTCAAGATGGAAATGGTTAGAGGGCCACTTGATGTATGAAATGACAATGAAAGAGAAAAATGCCAGTGAAATATTAGATTTGGCATGTCAAGATGATCACTTGTATTACAGGAGGGATTAAAATATGCCTTTTACATGTTGTGTTTGTTTTGAAGTTTGTGAAATACAAGATTGTATTCGATTTGAAGGTATAACTTTTTGTTATGATTGTTCAATAAAAGGTTTGAATTAGAATATTAAACTGTATTATTCATCCATAGAGCACTTAGAAGCGCAACTAAACCTAAGATGGCCTTCCAGATAGGGTGTTTTGGATCTGCTAATGTTTTTTCTACATCATCATTCATGGTAAATCGCCTTGTGCTCTATCTCTTGCCATAGTTAAAGCGCCTTGCCAGTCTGTAATTTCGTATTTTTCCATAATTATAAGATAATTAACTAATGTAGTTGACCCTGATGCGTCATTTGACCTAGCATATACATACAAATCTTCAACTATTAAATTATCTGGATCAATAATTTTGTTTGTTCCATTCCACATATCAGAAAATGCATCAGTACCACTCCATGCAATTTGATTATCATCATCAGCTCTCATAAAGTTTGCTTGACTTGTGACACCATCAGGATTTTTTGAAAGCTTCCCAATAACATCTGGTGCAGAACTTGTGTATGTTGTTCCCCATACAACAAAATCAACTACTCGATAGGCAGACGTAAAAGTTCCATCAAATAAAGGAATTTTTTGTGGATTGCCCGCCTCTGTTTGTGCTTCACTTACTACTCCACGCGCCGTATACATTCCTATTTTCTTCATTTTCTACCCTTCCTAGTTTTCTTAAATGCTCTAGACATAGCCTTTAGGTTTATTTGACCTTTTTTTGTGCCAGATTTATATTTAAATTTCTTTGAATTTGCTTTAACATACTTTTGCCAAGAGTTTAATGGTCGCTTTGCTTTAGCAGCTACTTTTTTTCCAGAGGCTACCGATCGCTTCGCAGACTTTACCATTTGGCGAGCATCACCAAACAATTCATACATTTCTTCGAGCGTTCCTTCTACTTTAACCATGAGAAAAACCTCAAGCTTGGGACAAAGAAAGCGCAATGCTGTTGGCCTGTGTCGCATTTTCTAATGTGCACTCGAGAACATACGCTACTCTTACATCATTTCCAGTTGTTGCAGACTGATCTACACCAATAAATAATGTATCAACTCCGATAAGCATACCTTTCTCAAATTTTTGGGGAGCAACGTCGAAGTCTTGTGTAGCAAATCCTGTTGCGAAATCTGCAGCTGCAGAACCATCTTCAGCGACTTGACCATTGTAAAGTTGCATAGATCCAGTTGCTACTACTGATTTATCATCTGCAAAAACTAATGCAGTTTGTGATTGTGTAGTTAATTGATGACCAATTTTACAAGCACTAGAGGCTGAGATAGAATCAACTGCTGCTGATCCTGCTGCCAATTGCACAGAAATTGAGTGTATTCGAAGCAATGTACTTGACTTTGTCCCCAAGTTGACATAACTTCCGAGATCAATTTCCTCTTGCACATATGTCGTTCCGTTTGCTAATACTTTTCCTCTAATAAAAAATGGTTCTGATTTTGCCATGCACTACGGATAACGGTAAGGTTTATCACTATTCCGGAAAAATAACGGCGTGCCAGGAAGAACTATTTTACCGGATAACGGAAATCTACCGACTCATCCTTGCGCCGAAGGCGTCCCGGTGACTATATATTTCTTAGCGGTTTCCGCGTATCATTAGTGACCACTCTACCGACTGTGGGTGAATGATACGCGGTATCATACCAGTTTTTTGTAAGTGCTTGCACAAATTTGTAAATCAAATAATATTATATATATAC